GCGGTATGGCAGGGAAAGGTTTGGAGTAAGAAAGAATTGGTTACAGTGTGCGGACTTGGTACTGGCCCCGGACTGCTTGGATGGAATTGCTATCATGAGTATTACCCTTTTATAAAAGGCATTTCAGAGCGGAATTGGACAGATGAATGGCTTGCAGAGCAGAACCGTAAGGAAAATACACGGAAGACATTTAATGACAAGGAATACACCTTATACGAAGCCAAACAGCGACAGAGAAAAATGGAAACAGCTATGCGGGCACAACGAGAAAAGGTTGTGTTGCTGAAGCAAGGCGGTGCTGAGCCAGATGATGTGATGTTGGCAAGAGCAAAGTATCAAGGACAGCTTAATGAATATTCAAGATTCTGTCGGAAAATGGGACTGACGGAAGAAAGAGAGCGTATATATTATGATATGCATGGAAGGGTTGCGCCAAGTACAAGAAAATATATTGCGAAAGCCGGAGGTTCTGGTATAATTAAATCAAAAAGTGTAAATGAGGAAAACTCGGTGGCAGAAATACGAAATCTAGGGAAGATAAATATAAAGGTTCTTGAAAAAGAATTTGGAAAAATTCAGACGGATGAGATTATTGTAACAAATGAACGCATAGACCATATTAAAGAACGACATCCAGAAGATTACAACTTATTTGAAAAATATGGGAAAGAAAGTGTTTCTTCTCCGGATTTAATTATAAAAGATATGAAGAATAAAGGTACCGTATTTATGGTAAAGAAATTGCCAGAAACAAACTTGAATGTTGTGGTACGGGTGGTTCTTGAAACAGATGATAGTAAGCTGAAAAATTCTGTCATGACGTTTTACAGAATTCGTGAAAGAAATCTCAAAAAGTTGATAGAAAAAAATGGGATGCTTTACAAAAAGGAATAGTTATTGTATAATGCTCATATAGTAGTAATGGCTTCGCCCAAAGAATTATTGAAGTAGAGAATGTGCTGCTACGCACCCACAGGGTCAAAAGAAATGCGGGATGGGGCACACCCGCCAATAGTTCTTTGGTTAAGCAAATATAGATTATCGATACCATCAGTCATAATGGCCGGTGGTATTTTTTATACCCATTTTTAAGAAGGGAGGGAAGATTGTTAGAGAATAGAAAGGCGGTGGTCCATGCGTCTCCCTTTGAGGCACGGGGTGATGCGTCTTATTTAATACGCCCTGCCATAAGGCTACAAACTGGGTAAATAATTTACAGGAGGAACAAGAAAGTGACTATTTACGAAGTTCTTAAAGAGTATGGGTTGGAAGTCCCAGAAGAGAAAAAAGCGGCATTTGATAAAGCCTGGAAGGAAAATTTTAAAACAAAAGCCGATTATGAAAAAGCGGTAAGCCAGAGAGATGAGTACAAATCTTCCCTTGACACAGTCAATGGTAAGCTGAAAGAGTTTGACGGCGTAGATGTAAATGACCTGAAAGGCCAGATTTCAAAGCTCCAGGGAGATTTGAAAGCCAAAGATGATGAATATGCCGCCAAAGAAGCAGACCGCATTTTCTCCGATACTATTAAAGAAGCTATTAAAACAGCTGGTGGAAGAAATGAAAAGGCAGTGATGGCCATGCTTGATATGGATGCCCTGAAAGCATCTAAAAACCAGTCTGAAGACATCAAGAAAGCATTGGAAACCGTGAAGGAATCTGATGCTTATTTATTTGGTTCTGATGAACCATTTAAAAACCCGGTGGGAGCAACAGGAGGTGGTGCTGATATTGGCGGAGATAATCTGTCTGCAATCAGAGCAGCTATGGGGCTTCCAGCAGCAACTAATAAATAATTTTGAAAGAACGAGGTAAAAAGATATGGCAAATACAATCGCATTAAGAAAAGCATATTCTACTATGCTTGATGAAGTCTATAAACTGGCATCCCTTACAGCTGTTTTGGACGGTCCGAACGAACTGGTGAAAGAGGGGGCAAATGCAAATGAGATTCTGATTCCAAAAATGACTATGTCCGGTCTTGCAAATTATAATAAGCAGACGGGATATGTTGCAGGTGACGTAACCCTGGAATATGAAACAAAGAAATGTACATATGACAGAGGACGCATGTTCACAGTGGATGCAATGGACAATATTGAATCTGCAGGAGTAGCATTTGGACGTCTTTCGGGAGAATTTCTGAGAACACAGGTTGTTCCGGAACTTGACGCTTGGAGACTTGCGTCTTACGCAGGTTATGCTCCGTCTGAAAATAAAGTGGCTGCCGCGATTACCGATGCAAAAGCTGGAATCGCCGCGATTAGAAAGGGCAAGACAGCTATTAAAAATGCAGAGGCAAAGCCAGAAACATGTTATCTGTATATATCTGCACAACTTAAAGGAGATATTGAAGACCTTGACACAACGGCATCTAAGAAGGTGCTTGATGGGTGGGCTGGAGTGATTGAAGTACCAGAAGGTAGATTTTACGATAAGGTAATTCTTACAGCATCGGGAGCTGGTGGATTTACGACAACGGGTGGTAAAAAGATTGATTTCTTGATTGTTGACAAGAATGCGGTAATCCAGAATCAGAAGCACACTGTGTCTAAGATTATTACACCTGAAGTAAATCAGGATGCAGATGCTTGGAAGTTTGGATATCGTACAGTAGGTATTGCAGAAGCGAAAGATAACAAAAAGGTAGCTATCTACGTTCATACAGCAGCAGCAGAATAAGGAGAACATTATGGAGGTAAAGTATGAGTTTTACGTGGATTCCTATGGTGGAACAAATCTCTCTGAAAGAGATTGGAAAAGGATTTCTCAAAAAGCATACCAGCGGCTGAAACATTTTACCTTTGGCAGCCTTCCCGACAATTGGGAAGGTCAGCCATGGGAGAACCAGGCAAAATGTGCAGTGTGTGAAATGGCAGAATTTATTCTCTTGCAGGAGAAAGGGCAGGGGAAAACGTCTGAGAATACAGATGGATATTCTGTATCTTATGATACTGAAAAAGAACTGGATGGAAAACTGTATGAGATTGTCTATGTGTACCTTGGCCATACAGGGATGATGAATTTTGGAGTTGATGTAGGATGCTGACCAATACGGATATAACCATTTATAACCGGACATATGACCCTAAAACCAGATTAGATACATGGAAAAGGGTTTATGTTACAGAAGCCTGGTGGTTTAAGAAAGAACAGTCTTCTATCACTACGGATGGAAGGAAAAATGCAGATGTGTACACAATCCGGATTCCAGATACCAGCGTAATATTGAAAAAAGATGATTACGCAGTAAAAGGAATGTGTGATGTGAAAATGGAAACTGTGAAAGACCTGGAAGAACTGGAAAAGACCAGGATTACATCAGTGAATTATAACACTTTTGGGGGAAATCCCCATATAAAGGCGGTGGGTGTGTAATGGGAAAAGGGAAAAAGAAATTTTATATCAAGGCGCCTCATGGAGAAGAAATCAAGACTACTTATAAAGGTGCAGAAGTTTCGGTGGAGCTGAAATGGGAACCTGGGTTTGCTTCAGAAAAAGAAGGACAGTTTTCCAAAGCCCAGCAATTCGTGGATTCGGAATGTATCCGCAGAATGAATCCAGAGACACCACGAAGAACAGGTGTCTTGATAAAATCAGCTACATTAGGGACAGTCATTGGCAGTGGAGAAATCAACCAGATTGCTCCGTACGCCCGCCGGCAATATTATGAGCACAAAGAGAAATCTTACTGGTTTGAACGCATGAAAAACCGCCATAAGGATTCTATTTTGAAAGGGGCTGCTAAATTTGTCCAATCTAATTAAAAATATAAGAGATTTCGTTTTGCGGTGTCCGTTTCTTCAGGATTGGAGGGTAAATGTGGATTATGTGGGGGCAGATATGGGGTACTCCATAGACCCGCTGCCGTGCGACCCTATTATTCAGCGATATGTGGACGGAGGAGCAAAAAAACAGTATCAATTTGCATTTACCAGTGAAGAAGAATACGACCAGGATGCCAGAATTAATATTGAAAATAGTGGATTTTATCAGGCCTTTGAAGAATGGTTAGAGGAAAGCACGTTCCGGGAGAATTTTCCAGAACTTGGGCATGGTAAGGTTCCTGTGAAATTAGAAACTTTAAACAGCGGCTATCTGTATGATGTAGACGGCGAAAAGGCCAGGTATCGTATAGAATGCCGCTTAATTTATGTACAGGAGGTATGAAATGGCAGGTACAACGAAAAAGATTGTGCAGCGTTCTAAAAGGGTGGCTTTTATGAATGTTAGCATAACAGAAGAATCACCGAAATTTGAAAGAATGACAAATTTCACTACACTTACGAACAGCAAAAATCCAAAGGAATACTCCCGGCAGTATGTAGATGAAGATGCAGAACGTTCTGACGTTGTGGGATATGCGCCTTCTATTGAGTTTTCATATGACAGACATACGGTTACACCAGTTCATGACCGGCTATCTGAAATCCACGACAAAGAGTTGCTTGGAAACGATACTCATGTGGATATCGTAAGTGTGGATTTATTCTCAGATGATGGTAAGGGAAATTGTCTGGCTACAAAGAGAACTTATGCAGTGATTCCGGATACGGACGGGGATGGAACAGATGCTTTAATTTATTCGGGTAATTTTAAATCAGTATCCGAAATTGAAACGGGATACGCAACCAGTGAAGACGGATGGAGAACAGCAACTTATACAAAGGGTGAAATACCTAAAACGTGATAGGAGGAATTTATGAGGTTGTGGAAATGGAAAGATGTGGAACTGGAGGTTGACATGGAAGATGCAGACTTCCAGGAACGATATGAAAATGCTTTTAAACGCATGGAGGCAAAAGAGAAAGAATTGCAGAAGACAGGAAAACTTTCAGAAATTACGAAAAAATACTGTGAGATGTTCTGGAACCTGTTTGACGATATTTTTGGACAGGGTACAGCAGAAAAGTTGTTTCAAGGGAAGAAGCACTCGGGCTTGTGTGAAGAATGTTACGATTCCTTTACTTCTTTCTGTTCAAATCAAGTGAAGGAAATCAACAAAAAGCGGAATAGCCGTTTGTCAAAATACAAGGTAAAGAAGTGATATGATGAATCTGTTTTATGAAGATTTACCCGTTACTATCCAGGTATGTGGGGAATCTATTCCTATTGTAACCGATTTTAGGGAATACATAAAACTTCTGGACATGCTGAAAGATGATGATGTTTCGGAAACAGAAAGGATTTTGCTTTTAAACGAATATTTCTTGAAAGAAGTTCTGGACATAGAGGAAGGCATTAATAGACTCAGTGATTTTGTTTCCATGAAAGCGTTAGAAAAGGTCTGTTTAGAGGAAGAAAATTCAGAAGAAGAACATCAAGAACCAGAAGAACAAAAGGTGGAAAAACCGCTCTTTTCTTTTTCTGTGGACTATCCTTATATTCTTTCAGGATTTATGAGGGATTATGGGTTAGATTTACTGTCTGTGAAATATCTGCATTGGTGGAAGTTTCGTATGTTGTTTGATGGGCTTTCTGATGATACGGAAATAAAACAAAGGATAATGTATCGGTCTATAGACCTTTCTTCTATAAAAGATAAAGACGAAAGGAAAAGGATTCAAAGAATTCAACGTTCCATACAACTTCCACAGGAAGCGTTGTCAGATTATGAAATTGGGGATGTTTTTGCATGAGAAAGATTCAGTACCCTGCATTAAAAAGAGAATGGTTTTGCTGTAAAAATTGTGGTGCAAAACTTGCACTATATGATAATACAGCAGTAATGAGTGGCGGTATTTTTATTAAATGCCGGATTTGTAAAATGGAAAACGAAATAAAGAAGTAAGCGCCGAAGTGAGCCTGTGAGCCTGCGCTATTCATGAAAGGACGTGAGTAGAGTGGGTTATGATGGTTCATTGAAATTTGATACTGCGATTGATGAAAAAGGATTTAATCGTGGTGTAAAAAGGTTAGGGACACTTGCCAGTGGCGGTCTTGCAGTGTTAGGCGGCGCAGTCGCAGGTGTAGCAGCGGCAATGGGTGCTGCTACGGTTGCAGGTGTAAAATATAACGCTTCCATAGAATCTTATCAGACTTCATTCGAGGTAATGACCGGTTCAGCGGATAAAGCTGCAGATGTGATTGAACGATTGAAGAAGGTGGGGGCAGAGACGCCTTTTGAACTTCCGGATTTGGCTGATACTACGCAGCTTCTTATGAACTATGGTTTTACTGCAGATGAAGCCATGGATAGTATGCTGATGTTGGGTGATATCTCCCAGGGGTCTGCAGACAAGATGTCTCGTATTGCAATGGCGTATGGACAGATGTCTTCGGCCGGGAAAGTATCTCTGGAAGATGTTAAACAGATGATTGAGGCAGGATTCAATCCGCTTCAGGAGATTTCTGAAAGTACAGGAGAATCCATGTCATCTCTGTATGACAGAATCAGCAAAGGGACGCTTTCGGTTGATGAAATTACAGCTTCTATGCAGAGGGCAACTTCTGAGGGTGGTAAGTACTTTCAGTCCATGGAAAAACAGAGCCAGACTATAAATGGTCTGATTTCCACTTTGAAAGATAATGCTCAACAGCTTCTGGGAGAGGTTGTTAAGCCAATTACCGAGTCCATAGGAGAAGAGTTATTACCAGCAGCTATTGGCGCTTTGGAGCAGCTTACAACGGCTTTTCAGACACAGGGAGTAGAGGGATTAATACAAGCCGGCGGGCAGATAATTTCAAACGTTCTCCTTGGAGTCAGCCAAAAAATTCCGGCAGCAATAACCACAGCTGTTGGTGTTTTAAAGACGTTTATTGATAGTATAACAGCTAATATACCTCAATTTTTAAACGCCGGCGGGCAGATTGTAAGCTCTCTTCTCACAGGAATGGTGCAGCTGCTACCGTCTTTAGGTGCATTTGCAGTTACATTGGTGACGCAATTATATAGTCGAATAACTGAACAAGCGCCTGTATTGCTACAAAAAGGATATGAGTTATTAAATAATCTGATTACAGGATTTGTTCAGGCAATCCCAGAAGCACTGCCAAAAGTTTTAGATTTTATACAGGGTATTGGGGACAAGCTGGCAGAGGCGGCGCCTGTAATGATACAAAAAGGGTTTGAACTATTGGGGCAAATAGTTCAAGGTATTGTCCAGGCAATCCCGATTTTGATTGCAAAGGTACCAGAAATTATTTCTACTTTTGCAAATGTAATAAATGATAATTTTCCTACGATTTTAGCTAAAGGCTTTGAATTATTATGGGAGCTTATTAAAGGCATTATAAGTGCAATTCCTGATTTAATTGCCAATGCGCCTAAGATTGTGAGTGCCATTGTAGATGTCATTATGGCATTTAACTGGTTATCGTTAGGTAAAAACATTATAACGTTTTTCAAAAATGGCATAAGCAGTATGATTGGAGCCGTGAAGAATGCTGGAAAAAGTATTTATGACGCGGTAAAAAATGCGATAGTAAATCTTCCATCCACACTTGCTAATATTGGAAAAACTGCTGTAAGTGGGTTCGGTAATGCAATCCGTTCCATGATAGGAGCAGCCAGAAGTGCAGCAACAGCAGTCGGAACAGCAGTATTGGGAGCGATTAAGTCCATACCGAGGCAGGTAGTAAGCATTGGTGCCAATATTGTAACAGGATTGTGGAACGGCATTGCGAACATGACCGGATGGATTACAGATAAGGTTATGGGGTTTGCCAATTCTGTACTTGGCGGCATAAAAAGAGCATTGGGAATCCATTCTCCGTCAAGGGTTATGCGTGATGAAGTAGGAAAATATATGGCTCTTGGCATGGGGATTGGTTTTGAAGATAATCTTCCGGTGAAAGGGATGACTGCAGCAATGTCGGAGTCCGTCCAAAAGATGCAAAAAAGGGTTTCAGGTATCACAACACCCCGTGCTATTGGTGCAGAAAGGATAGTGAATATGGGTTACGACAATAAAAATCCGAAAGACAGCGGAGAAAAGATTGATTACGAACGTCTGGGAAAAGAAACCGCCAAGGCTATGGAAGGCATGGGAATATACCTAAATGAAGCAAAAGTAGGGGAAGTCATTACCCCGTCTGTAAGCAACAACATGTACATAACAGAAAGGAGGCGGCGTTAATGGGGCAAAGATAAACGGAAAGCATATCGAGAAAGACTACGGATGTAGATTGTTTGAAATCGAAATTGGAATTCCGGAAACCCTCTCTAAAAGAGAGCAGCTTCCCGGCAGTAATCATTATATCAACACCGGGAACCAGGGTATCTACGGCCAGCGCCCCATCCGCCTGGCCGGGGATTGCACGGGAGATTATGAGCAGTGGTTAAAGCAGATTTCTGCCATTGCGGACGATATAAACGGAAAGGAAGTAACCCTGGAGCTGGATGCAGAGCCGGGGTTTTATTATTACGGGATTGCTTCTGTGTCCACCACAAAGGAAAACGGTGTCATATCCACTTTTGAAATTAATATCCAGGCAGACCCGTTTAAGTACCAGAATGACCAGGCGGTTACGGTTAGTCAGGTGACCAGCACCAAGATGGCTGTCCAGGGGGATTTTGAAACACCCTGTATCATAGAACTCACCCCTATAAACGATACCATATCCTTCACCATCAAGGGAGCTGCCCGAAGCCCTGTTACCGGACAACCGGAGGATATTACAATCAAAAATCTGAAACAGGGAAAAAAGGTCATCATAGACGGGGAGGCCTGCACCGTGCTGCAGGGCGTAACAAACAAGTTTGCAGATGCGGACATGTGGGAGTTTCCTTCCCTGTTGCCCGGGAATAACACCCTTACCTTTTCCAGTGCTTTATGTGAAGTAACCATTAAATATAAACCAAGATATTTTTAAGGAGGAAAACAGTATGTTAAAAGGCAGTAAAAGTGTATCTTTAAGTTTCCAGAGCATGATTGACGATAAGGTGGCTATCTACATGAGCGCACAGATTCCGGAAAACGGAAAAAGTAACTCCAACATGACCATTCAGGACCTGGAACTTTATGAAGCAAACAAAACCGAGTGCAGGAAAGACATGAATGAATTCAATACCATGCTCTGGGAGCTGGAAGACCAGAACACAAAGCCAGAGGAAGGACAGGGAACAGATGGAGAAACAGGAACGGAGGAGATGGTATGAGAGTAAGCAATCTGCAGATTTTAACCTTGTCAAAGGCAATCCCGGATATCCGAAAAAAGATGCTGCCAATTAAGCTTGGCTTTGCGATTAACAAGAATATCCAGGCAGTAAAGGGAATTTCCGAAGCCTACAACGAGGAGCAGGGAAAAATCCTGGATAAATACTGCAAAAAGGATGAGCAGGGGAATTACCTTGCGAAAGACGGTCTGTATGATATTACAGACTGGAAAGGCTACAACCGGGAGATGGAAGAGCTTCTGAAAATCGAAAACGAGGTGGCTGTCCACACCGTACCCCTGGAGGAAGTGGAAAAGTGCGGCACCGGAAAGTTTGACACCTTAACACCGGAGGAACTGGAGCTTTTAGAGTTTATGATTGAGCAGTAGCAGGAAAGGAGGGGCTTAGATGCTTCGTATCCTGGACAAGAACAAAGCCCCGATAAAAGGCTTGCGGGTATATAAAGATTTGTGCATGGAGAGGGTCTTGGAACTGGATGATAAGACACTCTCTTTTTCTGCCCCGTACCGTAACATCCGGGGCAGCCTGGAACTGGAAGGGTACATAGAAACCAAGACAGACCGTTTTGTGGTGAAAGAGATTAAAAAGTCCACAGACGGTTATGCAAACGTGGTGGCACAACTGGATATGGAGAGCCTGGAAGGGAAAGCCTTCCGGGTCTTTAAAACCACAGAACAGACCATCCGGGCAGCCCTGCAGCTTGCCTTTGCCGGGACAGGATGGACGATTAAAGAAAGCCGCATTACGAAAAAGCGTACTTTGTCCATGTCCAATGTGTCTGCCATGGAGATTTTAAAGCAGGCATTAAAGACCTACCGGGCAGAGATTACCGTGGATTCCAAGGCACGCACCATTTCTATTTTTGAGGCAGTGGGAAAGGACAGGGGCGCCTATTTTGCCAGCCAGCTGAATCTGAAGAAATTAACGGTACAAAGCACCAGCTATGATTTCTATACAGAGATAGAACCTTACGGAAAAGATGGCCTCACAATCGAATCGGTAAACGGTGGGAAGAACTATGTAAGCAATTACCAGTACAGCAGCAAATCCAAACGCCTGATATGGAAAGACGAACGCTACACCGTCCCGGAATCCTTAAAGGCAGATGCACAAGCTAAACTGGAAGACATGAGCAAGCCTTACAGCTCCTACAGTGCGGATGTGGTAGACCTGGCAAAACAGTCATTTAAATACTCTATTTTAGAGTATGGCATAGGAGATACCGTTGCTATTATGGACGGCATTACAGAGACCAGGGAGAAGCAGCGAATCGTGGGCATGAAGGAATACCCGGAAGAGCCAAGCCGGAACACCTGCACCCTGGCCAATAAAGTCCTGACCTTTGACGAACTGGCACAGAAGTATGAGGATGCAGCCAATACCGTAGATAACATTACAAACGATAATGGACAGATAGACGGGGACGCCATAGACGGCATCCACAGCCAGCAGATTGTAGACCTGGAAAATGCCATTGTCCAGTCCGCTACGATTGTAGACCTGACAACAAAATATCTGACCGTAACCGGGAAACTGACCGCAGTAGAAGGTGAGTTCGGAAAGCTCTCTGCCAATGTAGCAGAGTTTGAACAGGCCACTATCCAGAAGCTGGATGCATTTGAAGCCACCATACAGGATTTGAAGGTAACGGATTTGAGCGCCATGAATGCCAAAATCCAGGTCCTGGAAGCGACCAGTGCAAACATTAAGTCTCTGCTGTCCGGCAACGCAGGAATTGGAGACCTGCAGAATATTCACCTGACCTCTGCCAATGCGGTGATAGACAGCGCATTAATCCGCAATGCAGTCATGCAGACTGTAACCATAGGGGATTTACTGGCTGGAACCATAAGTACAAACAAGTTCCGTATCCAGTCGGATGACGGCGGTATTTCCATCTACGGAGCAACCCAGCAGTGGAGAGACGCGAAAGGAACCGTGCGGATGCAGGCCGGGAAGGATGCAAAGGGGAATTTTACCTTTTCTCTTTTTGATGCTACAGGCAAAGGAGTTTTAATAGATGTCACCGGGATTAAGCCGGGAGCTATTGCAGACGGACTGATTGTCAATGACATGGTGTCTGATAACGCCGCCATATCCGGGAATAAGCTGGATATTACCAGCGTAATCCAGTCCATTAATGGAAGCAGGGAGACCATCAACAGCAGCCGCATCTGGTTTGATTCCAAAAGCCAGAATTTAAACCAGATTTACAGCCAGATGTCAAATGACATCATCATAGCCGGAAATGCTGCTGACGCCGCCCAGGATGCCGCAAAAAAGGCCCTGGACGCCATAGACGGGATAGACACCTTAGATGCCATTAGTGCAGTCCTGAACAATGATGCCCATGTGGTACACACAAATACAGACGGTTCCGGCGGGGATTACTCCGGGGCTGTGACAAAGATAACCGTATACTCCGGGGATGCAGATGTTTCCGGCCAGGCAACTTATGAGGTTTACAAGTCTTCCGGGATAATAGGAACATGGGATGTCAAGACACGCACCTATAAAGTAACGGGAATGACCACGGATAATGGCTATGTAGACCTGGATGCCCTGTATGGGACAGGCGGAAAATACGCAGCCACCAGGAGAGGCGCAAAGTTAAAAACCAGGGCAGGGAAATACCTGGTGGTCCGTACCGGCGGCGCCCATATCCGCAAGAGGTTTTCCGTGAGCAAAGCCAAAGACGGAAAGATAGGGGTATCTTATACCCTACAGTGCAGTACCTTAGTCCTTCGGAAACAGCAGAACGGTACCTTGCAGCCAGCGTCCATAACCTTTCGTGCGAAGTATAATGACGGAACCTTCTTAACTGCCTACTCCGGCAGATATAAAATTGAGGAGAGCGCAGACGGGACCACCTACACACAGAAGTATCTTTCTCCGGCAGACGAGGCACAGAAGACTTATACACCTTCCAGTCCCGGGATTAAATCCATCCGCTGCACTCTTTATACATCCGGCGGAGGCGGGGAACTGGACAGCCAGTCTGTAATCGTTCTGACAGACGCAGAAGGTCTGGCTGAGGACATCCAGGAAGTAAAAGAAGGAATGCAGGTGATAAAGTCAGACGTGACAAACATTCAGACCGGCATGGAGGGTATCCGGGCGAATGTCTCCAGCATGAATACGGAAATCACAGGGCTTACCGACAATACCTTACTGTACAATATCCAATACAATGATAATGAGAATAATACCGTAACCTTAACCGCAAAGGTCTACAAAGACGGAAAAGACGTAACGAAGACCTTTAACAGCCGCTGGTTTACCTGGTACGCAAAAAGCGAATCCGGGAATAAATATATCGGCTATGGTTATGGGATAACGGTAAATAAGAACAACGTAGGCTTTGGAAGCACCTACATAGGGCGCTTTACCACCTATGAGACACGCCGCCTTACCACCAGGAAGGGGGCATATTTAACCACCAGGACAAAGAAATATCTCATAACCTGGGTGGAAAAATGAAAGGAGAAACGATATGGCAGACCAGATGATAAACCAGTTACCAGTAAAAACAGCACCACAGACAGGTGATAAATTCTTAGTAGTAGGGGCAGCAGAAGAGCAGCTGATTGATTACGATAAGCTGGCAGATGCGATTTTAACGAAACTGGCATCCAAAACTTTTGCCTTAGACCAGGGAACCAAGAGCCTGGTGACGGCGATTAATGAACTAAATAGTAAAATAGAAAGAAGCGGTGGTGTATACGTTGATTTAGGCAGTTGCCTAAAAACAATTGGTCTAGAAATAAAAGAATATACCTGTGAAACATTATTAAAGGTAATGCCACGGAACACCTATATTCGTTTTACATACAACAAAGAGAGAGATTTGAAGCATATTAGTGATTTACCTATCGAATACGGTCTTGTAAGTATCTTTGCTGGTAATACAGAGAACTATAATACCATTTTTGCCATTAGCAACAGACGGTTAGGCGATATTTATTTATATGAACAAGATGCAAATGTTAATGAAGATGATGGCTGGGTTAAAATTTCATCTACACCTGCTCCTTTTTGAATGTACAATATGGACACCTGTATTCATGCAATTGCTTTAATCTCTGCAAAGCCTGTATGAATAACAAGCATTTCAGAGCTTTGAATAAAATTTACACTAACCTCCCCCGTTTCCTGGTCTACAGACCACTCTTTAGTACCGGAGGTTCGTGTGATAAAACCTCTGCCTGGGTCATAATGCGCTGCAATTACCTCATGAATTACTCCGGATGTATTATCACATCCGATTATTATAGCAGAGCGTTTCGCCCAGGACACTTTTGGGATTTTTAAGGCAAGTCCTTTTCCAGAAGTGCCTAAGCTAATGAACTTACAATACATACCGGATGTTTTACTATTTAGTTCACAAAAGAAGAGTTTATACCAAAGGACATCTGCAGAGATGCCTTTTGCTATAGATTTTTCCGGGAAGGAGGAAAAGAATTGCGATTTGAAAAAGAGATAAATATATATGGGGATGAAGCTGTCCTAAGACGCTTTAAGGCAGCGGAAACCAGTATTGCAGTGGTACAGGGTAATATATCTGCAATCATCTCCGAATCAGAGCTGGTAGAATTAGTTAATAGCAAGGCTACCATGTACAGTAAACTTGCTTCTGCAGTTATGGATATTAAAAGCCTTACGATTAATTTTTCGGATTTAACTACCAAATATAATACTGTTTCCGGGCAATACACCGCCCTGGACAGCAAGGTGGCGCAATATAAAGCCAGTGTAGATGGTCTGTCTGTAGATATCGCAGCAGTGCAGCAGGACTTGAATAAGAACTATAGCACAACGTCTGAAATGAACGCTGCTATTAAAGCAAATGTGTCAGAAGTATCCGCAGAGCTGTACGCTGTTAAAACGAACCTGAGCAACAACTATTCCACCACCAGCGCCATGAACGCGGCCATTAAGGCAAAAGTAGATGCCCTGTCCCTGACAGTGTCCTCTACCTACTCTAAAAAAACAGACCTGGCAGCAGCTACAAGCAGAATAAGTACACTGGAAACGTGGAGAAAAGAAGCCAGCCTACAGATAACAGACAGTGCCATTATAAGCACAGTGATTTCGTCCTCGTCTTACAAAAACAGTGTGAAATCCATGATTACCCAGACAGCAGATGAAATCCGCATGAAGGCAGCAAGGATATCCTGGAGCAGCACCTATTCCAGCATGACATCGGACGGGAGATTGACTTGTACCAGCGGCAGGATAGGAGGGTGGAACATAGGGAGCAATGCCCTGTACAGCGGTATGACCTCTTATGGAGATACTGCACATAATGGTGTGTGGCTGGGAACCAACGGGATAGCCTGTGGAAAGGGCAGATTTAAGGTTAATACAAATGGAGACGTATACTGCAATGATATCAATGCGGACAGAATAAACTGCACAGGGTTCTATGCAGACGGAAGTGTAACCTTTTATGTACAGGACGTCTGGAACCAGGGCCTTTATACCAATGGGAAATTAACCTGTCAGACAGGCTTCTATTGTGGCCATGACATCTATGCAGAGGGAAGGATTGCCACACCAAACTGGGCTTCTCCCTCTGACGCAAGGTTAAAAGCAAATGTAGAGGATGTTTCGGAGACAATGGCAAGGGCGTTGCTTAGAGACATGCAGCCGAAAACATATTATTTAAGAAAAGAATATGGAACAAGACGCATTGGATTTATTGCCCAGGATGTCCAGGCAGTATTACAGAAAAATGGGCTGGATAACACATTGTTTGTAAAAAGCATAACAAATCCGGAGACAGGAGAACAATTCCTGGGTCTGGATTATATCGACATGATTGCGGTACTTTGGAAAGGCATACAGATGCTGGACCAGGAGATACAGAAATTAAAGGCAAACAGGTAAAGGAGGCATATATGGAAATCAGAGCGGGACCTTAACGGGTCTTATTTTATTGCAGAAAACAAAAAAAGGAGACAGAGTATGGACACACCTATCAGTAGGGCGGAGCATGAGGAGTTTCGCCGGAGAATGGAAGATGAGCATAAGAGAATAAGCCACAGGCTGGGCGATTTAGAAGAAACTGTCCGGCAGATAGGGGAGCTGACTGCATCTGTGCAGAGCCTGGCCCAGTCTGTGGAGCAGATGGCACAGAGCCAGTCCAGACAAGAGAGCCGGCTGGAAGAATTGGAAAGCAGGGATGGGGATACCTGGAGAAAAGTAAAATGGTACTTATTAACATTGGCAATTGGAGCAGTCTTTGGACTTGTAGTCGCACAAATCGGATTGTAGAAAGGAAGATGTATATGTTTAAGAATTGTGTATTAAAAGTATCTGTGGATACGAAACAGTGGTTAAAAGCAGCAGGAGTAAGGGCAGTCAAAACCATGGCACAGACCGCAGTGGCGGTCATTGGCACCGGAGCAGTTATTTCTGCAGTGGATTGGAAGATGGTGGTATCCAGTGCAGTTGTAGCAGGAGTGGTAAGCATCCTTACAAGTGTAGCGGGTATTCCAGAGGTTACGGAGGGCAAATAATAGCCCTCTATTTTGTTGCGCCGGCGCAACCGGTAGAAAGGAAAATACTATGGAAAAATTATTGATTGATGTAAGCGAACATAACGGAACTATTGACTGGGAAACAGCAAAGAACCATATTGCCGGGGCTATTATCCGCTGCGGATACGGTATGGACATGACAAAACAGGACGATAAGCAATGGGCAAGGAACGTGGCAGAATGCGAACGTTTGGGAATCCCTTATGGTGTGTATCTCTACTCCTATGCGACAAATACAGACCGTGCAAAGAGCGAAGCCCAGCATGTACTGCGGTTAATTAAAGGCAGAAAGCTGGCCTATCCGGTATATTTCGATATCGAAGAGCCGGGAACGGAGAGTGCGGCTGTTGCCTGTGCAAAAGCCTTCGGAGACATTATCGAGGCAGCCGGATACTGGTGTGGTGTATATTACAATAAAGATTGGCATAACCGGGTTATTAAAGGCCAGTTAGACCGGTTTGTCCGCTGGGGTGCCGGATACGGCAGCAACGACGGCCAGCAGCATGCCTCTTACAAACCAAACTTCGGAGAGGACATTTGGCAGTACAGTTCCAAAGGTTCTATTCCAGGAGTATCTGGTAACGTAGATGTAAATATCTGCTATAGAGACTATCCGGCGGAAATTTTAGGAAGTACGCCAGCACCGAAGCCGGAACCACCAAAACCAACAGCGCCAACTTACAAACATAAGGTGGGAGAGTATGTAGTATTTAGTACTTGCTATTCTTCCAGCACAGACCCGAACAGTAAAGCCATTGCGGCATCAAAAATGGTAAGAAATCATGGCGTCATTACTAAAATTCAGAATGGCGCGAAGAATCCGTACCTGTTGGACAATGGCTTTTGCTGGGTAAATGACGGCGATATCCGCGGAGCATACCAGGCGGCACAGTATTACACGGTAAAATCCGGGGATACCCTTTCCGGTATTGCTGCCAAGCACGGAACCACTTACCAGCAGCTGGCACAGCTTAACGGAATCGCAAATCCGAATAAGATTTATGTAGGGCAGAAAATCAGGGTAAAGTAAAAAAAGATTCCCCGGTTGCCAGCCGGGGATTAATATTGTATCATCTTCGTGTTGCATTTCGTGTTGCATAGTGTTGCATAATGGTTAAAAAGTTTCATTTTCTATAAAATCGTAAAACAAAGAATCCAGTATTTATGCGGTGTTTTGCATATAAATGGAAAGAGTTTGTTCTATATTATATGTATAAAGCGGGTTCGAATCCCTCATCCCCTGCTTTAAAAGTCTAGTATTTACTAGGCTTTTTTGTATATGTATTGTTATAACATGTTGTAGGAACCCTGAGGAGAAGAGATGTGTAAAATAAACAGAGAGAGGAACAGCAACGAGTTTAAATGAAATATTAGAAAATAGAACCAAAGAGGGCTGGAACGGGCTCTCTTTTTTGTATCTGTCGGTATGAGTGACGGAAGAAAGGATAGGATATGAGTTTAAGAGTTCTTGATGCAGCATCTCACCAGGGAAATATGGCGCAGGAAAATATAGATTTTGATGCGCTTATTGTAAAGGCCACGGAGGGCTGTACGTATGTAAATCCTTATTGTGACAGAGAATTTCAGAAGGCATTTAGACAAGGAAAAAAATTGGGTGTATACCATTTTGCGAGAAATGCAAATGGAAACATCCCGGAAGCAGAGGCAGCGTTTTTTATCGAAAATACAAAAGGGTACATTGGCAAAGCCATCCCTGTGCTGGACTGGGAGGACAAAGATACCTCAAATGTAGCATGGGCATTGAAATGGCTGCAGATTGTAGAAAGGGCATATGGATGCAAACCTATGTTATATACCAGCGAAAGTGTAGTAAACCGCTATGATTGGTCCGCGGTAGCAAATGCAGATTATGGTCTCTGGTGCGCAAAATACAGGGATAACATACCGGATTACAACTGGGATATGGCAGGAGCAGGTCCGGCACCATCAGTAAAATACTGGAAAACGATGGCTTTGTGGCAGTGGACGTCTGTGGGACGCATTGACGGTCATGAAGGAAATCTGGACTGTTCTATTTTTTATGGAGATGCGGCAGCCTGGGATAAATATATTGGACTGGGAAATATAAATAAACCGTTAGTATCAGGATTTAAGCATAGAGTAGGAGAGCATGTGGTGTTCTCTACCTGCTATGCTTCCAGTACAGACCCAAACAGCAAAGCAATCCCGGCATCCCAAATGGAAAAGAATCACGGCGTCATTACGAAGATTCAGTCCGGCGTCAGGAATCCGTATCTCTTAGACAAAGAGCTCTGCTGGGTCAATGATGGAGATATTCGTGGACTGTACCAGGAGTATACAGAACAGTCTTATGTCGTAAAATCAGGTGATACATTTTCCAAAATTGCTGTAAAGTACGGTACCACTTATCAGCAGCTTGCGAAAATGAACGGGATAAAAAACCCCGATAAAATCTATACAGGACAGAAAATCAGAGTAAAATGAGACAATTCCCGGCAGTCTGTCGGGAATTTTAGAAAAAGGTTGACAACTGCAGAGAAGTAGTTGTTTAATAGAACTATGAGAAAAGTAAAACGTTTAAGTAAAGACGAAAATAAAAAGGGGAAGAATATTTTATATGGCAACTATAAAAGAAATAGCAAAAGCATGTAACGTATCGATTGCCACAGTTTCCAATATTCTGAACGGGAAGCCGGGAGCCAGTGAGGCCACCCGCAGTCTGGTATTGAAGACTGTGGAAAAAATGGATTATACACCAAATTATGTGGCAAAAAATCTGAAAATGAAAAATACAAGAAGCATCGGTGTCATTGCAGAGGATATGACTATTTTCAGTATTCCGGATATTATTGACGGCATTACAGAATATTGTCAGGAAATCGATTATCAGATTCTGCTTACGAACATGCGATTATTTAAAAAATACAATGATGTGTATTACAGCAAGGAAGATTATTATGGCCTTGTGAAACAGGAAATCCGAAAGCTGATGGCAAAGCAGGTGGAAGGGATTATCTATGTGACTGCCCATGAAAGAATTATGCATTGTATTCCGGATAATCTGCCAATTCCGGCCGTCATGGCTTACGGATACACGCAGAGTGGGAAAGTGCCTTCTGTAGTTGTAGACGATGAACATGGGGCTTATGAGGCTGTGCAGTATCTGATAGGACAGGGGCACAGGCGTATTGGTGTCATTACGGGAAAAAGCGATAGTCTTCATATGCAGGCCCGGCTTGTGGGATATCAGAAGGCATTGCGGGACAATGGTCTGCTTTATGAACCGGAACTTGTCTATTATGGTGATTGGAATCGGGAAACCGGGTATAAAGGGGCTGGTGTGCTTTTCGAGCGAAAGGTTACGGCTATTTTCTGTATGAATGATATTATGGCAGGCGGCGTATATGATTGGGCAGATGAAATGAAAAAGAAAATTCCGGAGGAAATTTCCGTGGTAGGGTATGACAACAGAGAATTATCCAGTTATTATAAGCCGCCTCTGACAACGATTACATTGCCGCTGCATGATATTGGATACCGGGCTGCAGAGGTTATGATAGAGATGCTGGATGGCAAAATTTCCTCTCAGAAGGAAGAATTGGTGTATCAGATGCCTTGTCACAGACTTGTGAGGAAATCTGTGCAGGAGTTGAAAATGGCAGGAAAATAA